TAGACCCCATAAAGTTTATGGCAACACTGTCTGAGGACAGTCTTTTCCGTAGAACGGAATCACATGCCAAATTGGCATTAGTCGCATTATGGACTAGACTCCTTACTTTGGAGTATCGTGAATTTCACGGTGTCCTGTTAACGCGGGACGTTCCACATGTGGAGCGCGAACTATTGTTCGAACTCAATGAGTTTGATCGTACTCAGTTCGTCGAGTACATCATTGGTGACTACCAAAATAGGTTTGACCTATTAGTCATGGATAATGACAACCCCTCTGTGGGTTACAGATCAATTTATGATCGTGCGCTATATGCGTGGCGTGCCCTTGGCACAACAGTGTTATGTAACACTAAACTCCTATCCGACGTGATGGAGTTTGACGAAGAACTTCTTCTTTCAGGCATTGCCTTTAAGCGGTGGTTTTTCCGCTCATGCTTTTCGCATTCTGTCGTGACAGATAGTGGGCCAATTTGGCCAGGAGTTGATACTTCTATAACTTTACTTAAAAAGTTAGGTGCATGGATCACCTACTATGGTGCCTTTTCGGCGGAGACTGAGAAGCCTCGCTCCATAGATGCGCTACCTGGCGCATTTCCAGACCATCAGGGCTTCCCGTGGTTTGGTGGAACTCTTAAGGAGTTCGCGAAGCCTTGGCTTCTCGAGAATTCTCTCGTCAACGTTCATGCGTTATCCACAATGAGTGGATTTGGTCGTGCCCTCCCGCCTGCATCAGCTCCAATTGCTGAAAAGGCTGCTGAGGAGACCTTCGAAATCCTTACCACGAAGGTAACGACTGACCCATATTGGGTTGACCTCTTTCGCATTGCGGCGCGCAGAGTTACGCGTCGAATGGAAAGAGCTCCAGTGACTACTCACTGTAGCATAAATGCTAGCGCCTGCTTCGAAAGGACAACCGAAGAAGGCGGTACGGCGGCTTACGTCGTTGAGAATGTTAATTTACTTCTCAAAAAGCCCTTTGACGAGCTTTTAGACAAATGTGTCTTAATCCCTGATTGTGGATACGACCCTTTCGGTCGGAAGGTCTTTGACGAATCAATTTCCTGGACGATTAATCATCGTCGGGTACAAAAGTACCTTGGCAAGCCCCTTGAACTTGCCCCGGTAGATTACCGGTTGCCAGCGCTGGGCGCTCGCAGACCATTGGTCTTTGGCTTTTTTGCCTACAGGGGGGCTTTTCTCGACCCCCGTGTAAACTCTGGCCGACAGTGGTCATTGCCACATGCGAATCCGCATGGAGGCTTCCCTTATAATAGGGAAATCATCGATTTGCTCGGTGATATTAATGCTCCATTCTACAATGAGACATTAGGTGACGTTGTCACGCTCTGGGCTTTTTCCGAAGCCCTGAGCTATGGTCATTATATTGACCTAGACGGGAACAGGGTCGAACCTGTTATTCCCGGCTTGGCTATATTTAGCCAACCTGGAACCAAAATTTGGGTCCAGGATCAGGATGTTCCTGCAGCCTTTATGGCTCTGGAAGAACCGGGTTGGAAGGCCCGGTGTCTTACCAAGAACTGTGCGTTCGTAACAGTGTTACAAGCTTTGTTGCGCCATCCGCTAGCGGAGTCCATTGGGTCTGATGGACGCGTTGGCCTTGGCTTAACTAGCTCCTACATAATGTGGGATTTCCTTAAGTTGATTAAAGGAAAGACTTTTAATAAAAAGTGGTACTTCATTAGTACCGATCTGCGTCAGGCCACCGACCTGATACCGCATGACCTATTACAGGCCATATGGGACGAGACCCTTCCAGGTCTTGGTATCCATAAAGGGCATCCCCTTTTCTGTTTACAGAATATGATCATGATTGATCATCAGCTTAGATATAAGCTTCCCGGAGGTAAGCGTGTCTCCAAGAGACACGCTTGTGGTTCCTTTATGGGAGAACCAGTCTCATTTATGGGACTATCTCTATACAACTTGTGTGTATCAGAGATTGCAGCTTTTCACTGCATGTACAGACTAAGTCTGGAGGTCAAATATGACCTTTCTCTCTTCGAGAACTCTGGGCCTTTGCCCACAGGATACATTTGTATCGTAGGTGATGACCGATTTGAGTTCACCGACCTACCGGGATTGTTTCCCATAGTAAATACTATATACCGTAAGACCAACGGTAAGCCCAGTCCGGGCAAGAACACTGTCTCCAGCGTTCATGGCATACTTGCCGAAAACCATGTTTTCTTCGATGGCAAAGTAGTAAAATACCTTGACACGATAAAGCCAAAGCTTTTGACACCGAGTACTCGGTTTCACTCTGATAATCAGAGTTCGATCCTTGGAAAGGGATCGAGCCTATGGCAGCAACTAATTTGGTTGCAGGAGACTACTCCTTTGAAACGAACGGCTTCTGTAGAGAACGCTCGTCTCGTTTATACCAATATGGTATTAAAAGGGTTTTTCCCTAAAGACACGAAAGCTGCCCTCAAGCTTCCGATTGTCTTTCCAGCATCGCTGGGGGGGATAAATTTCCCCGTCGAATTTTCTGCATCCTGCAGGATATTCGACTACGAAATGCGTATCCTCTGGTGGCTTGTCACAGCCTCTCCATTGGAAACGTTTTTCGAGTATGCCGTTGGCATACGGGACATTACGTCCGGGAGGCGTCGGGCACTCAAATCCGACCCCCTGTCCAAACTTTGGAAAGAAAATATTTCTACGTTGATCAAAGATCAAGGTCTGAGTTTCTCAGAAGAGTTTGATCCATCGGATCACTCTAGACTTTATACATTAAAGTCCGTGCTTGAGCACGTTAGGGGTCGTTACCCCATACCAATAAGTTCGGTAACCGGCGATCCGCAGGTAAATCTAACTGTAGATTTTGTCTTTAAGACATTTGGTTATTTACCAATCGAATCATTGATCGATCTTTGGGAAAGGCAGTCCACCTTCACCAAGGCCTTCACTGAAGGCGTAAACAAGAGAGAAAAACTCTCTTTTCACAAATATGTGAATAACCTTAATAGGTTCTGGGCTAATGCCAAGACGGGTTTGAAAGGTGTGGAGTTTGGAACACACTCCTTCAAATCCATGGATGATATCCATTGGAAGTTCTCTCAACGTCTGAGAACTTTCATACACCGCGATATGTGCGGTGGCGGGAGATTATCTTCCGCTGCAACCCTTTATGTTAGGATGCTCCGGAAATCCGGGGTTGTTCATACAGAACAGGGTTGGTCTGATATCTCAGACCGGGCAGTTGCTGCCTATGTTCAACGCATTAGAGCGGAACGTGAGGAATCCTCACTTGATGACTGAAGCCTCGGCTTCCATCATGACGTAAATCGTCGTTTTATCTTTGATAATCGTAGTAATACTACGGGCCTCACG